AAGCATTATTAGCACTCTTACTTTAAATCCGCACACGGAATATAAAAAAGCCTACGAACATCTCCATGCTGGTCGTTTAGACGCTGGATTTAGACTGTTTGAATATCGTTGGCATCCTGAAATCATTGCTAATCAAGCCCAGCCATACCACCAGCGTTTAAAAATGCCTGTATGGAGAGGTGAAAGCCTATTAGGGAAAACCATTACTGTTCAAGCAGAACAAGGTTTTGGTGACATCATTCAATATGCTAGGTTTCTACCCTTTTTAAAGGTAATGGGCGCTAAATCTGTTGTTTTATTGCAACATGGTTCATTGCATACGCTATTTGGGCAAATGGATTGCGTTGATACTTTTACCAATATGCCAGAAGAAGGCATAGCCACACAATCAGACTACTGGATTGGCATTATTTCCTTGCCTTATTACATTAGTCTTGCACCAGCCTACGCTAAGGCATTGTTTCCATGCAACTTAAATAAGATTGTAGGGTCAGAAGGCTATTTAGACGCTATTCCTAGCAATATTCCTAAAAAACTAGCTGTTAATTGGTCTACATCTAAGGGTTTACTCCACTATGTACGCACTATGCGCCCAGAAACAATGCTTGAATTAGTAGGCCCTGACGCTTATTCATTTAATCCTGAAGAAGATAGGTTTTGGAGTCCATTACCTAAAGACGGTTGGCAAAAAGATTGGAATAAGACTGCAAGCCACCTAAAAGCCTGTAAAGGTCTAGTAACTGTAGATACCGGCATAGCCCATTTAGCAGGCGCATTGGGTGTAAAGACCATTTGCATCATGCCTAGAAAAGAGTTTAAGTGTTGGCGGTGGAAACATGGCACTTGGTATGACTCTGTAGTAACTGTTGAAGAAGAAGAATTGCACAAAATACCAGATTTAATAAGGAGAATGTAATGGCATTAGTAAAAGTCACGGTAACTTGTAATCATTGTAAAGTTGACCATGAAGAATATGATGCAACGCAATATGATGACAAGGAAAAATACCTTGCTTATTGGAATATTCCATTTAATACGCCTGAAGCTGAAGAAGCGTGGCAAGCAAAGCTAAATATGACCCCAAAAGAAGCGCCAATGGTGATGTCTGACATACCTGGGCATATTTCTATGGCTGATGGCACATGGGTAGATAGTCGGTCTAAACACAGAGAAAACCTAAAACGCAACGGTTGTATCGAATTAGGCAACGATGTGCCTATGCAGCAAAAAGCACCAGAAATGAGTAGACAGTCCCAAGAAGCAAGAAAGCGCCAAATTGCAGAATTAGCTTACGCTAAATTACGATAACCTATAGGAAACCCCATGTCAGACAACGAACAATTAGACCGTAGAGATTTATTGGAAGCTGCCTTAGAAGCGGCAGAGGAAGGCACTCTTGAACCACCTATCGAAAAAGACATTGAAGTACCTGAAAAGGACAACATTTCCGAGGAGTCCGCTAAAGTTGAAGTTAGCGATGAAAATAGAGAAGAACCTGCCGAAGTTTCTGCGGAATCTGAATCTGAGGAGTCGCATGAGGAGGCGCAGGAAGCAGCAGAAGAGTCCAAGCCTATAACTCGCCCTTCTACATGGAAAAAGGAATATGTCCAAATTTGGGACAAGATGGAAGCTGGAGAACAGATTAGCAAGGAAGATTTTGTTAAGTTTGCCGAGTATGCAAATCAGCGTGAATCTGAATATAAACGAGGCGTAGGCACTTATAAAGCCGAAGCTGACCGTGCTAGGTCTTATGAAGAAGCCGTTGCCCCATTTGCCCCTGATTTACAAAGGCGTGGTATTGACCCTGCCAATTACATTCAAAATTTAGCTAGGGCTGACCAAATTTTGACTAATGCACCGTATGAACAGAAAGTGCAACTATTTCAAAGACTTGCGGCAGATTATGGAATACAATTAAATGGTGAGAATCAGATTCAACAATTTGACCCTTACACGCAACAACTGATGAACCAATTAAACCAGGTTAATCAAGAGGTTTCAAGCATTAAAGGTCGGTTTGCCCAAGAGGAAAACCAACGCTTAATGAGTGAAATCGAAAGAGTACGACAAGATGTGGAGAAGTTTCCGCACTTTGATGTGGTAAGGGAAGAGATGGCTCAATTACTTGAGTTAGGTAAAGCCCAAGACCTAGAAACAGCTTACAAGAAAGCTGTGCGCATGAATGACGATGTATGGGCATTAGAACAAGACAGACTCTTGAAAGATGCTAGACAGTCGGCAACGAAGGCACAGCAAGTACAGAAAGCGAAGGCTGCTGCGGTAAGTCCAAAGTCCACTACTCCTAGTGGCAAGGTGACAAACCCAGAAGATAAAAAGGATAGACGGTCTTTAATTGCCGAACAAATGGGTGAGGTAATGAGTCGTCGGGTTTAACTAGCCAATTTTGGCACATTTTTTTAAGGATAATAATCATGGCATTTGCTAACTCAGCAATCACCGATATTATCGCTACCACTATTCAAAGTCGTAGCGGTGAATTGGCAGACAACTTAACACAAAACAACGCAATTCTTCAGCGCCTCCAGCAAAAAGGTAATGTTCGGCCTTTCAGCGGCGGAAATGTAATCCTTGAGGAACTGTTTTATGATGATTCGGCAACAAATAATGCCAATTCATATAGCGGTTACGAAGTTTTAAACATTGCACCAGATAGCCCTATCTCTGCTGCCCAGTTCAAAATTGCACAATACGCAGACTCAGTAACAATGTCTGGCTTAGAAATGTTGCAAAACTCAAGCAAAGAAGCAATCATTGACTTGTTAGATGGTCGTATGCAAGTTTCTGAAGCCCGTTTGCTAAACCGTATTTCTGGTGACTTGTATGGTGATGGTACTGGTAATGGTGGTAAAAACTTGGATGGTCTAGGCGCTGCTGTTGCTGCTGTACCTACAAGTGGTACTTACGGTGGTATTAACCGTGCTACTTGGACATTCTGGCAGAATCAAATCACTACAGGTGCTACTTCTGCAAACATTTTGGCTTCTATGACTACTGCTGCTATCAAGCAGATTCGTGGTACAGACAAAGCTGACTTAATTGTTGCTGGTAACACAATGTACACCTACTATGTAGGCGCATTGCAGTCTATTCAGCGTATCGCTGCTGAAGAATCTGGCGCTGCTGGTTTTGCTTCATTGAAGTTCTACGGTGGCGGTACATCTGCTGATGTGGTACTTGGTGGTGGTTATGGTTCACAAGAAACAGCTACATATATGTATATGTTGAACACTAACTACATTTTCTTGCGCCCACATAAAGAACGCAACTTTGTACCTATCGGTGGCGAAAGACAGTCCATAAATCAGGACGCGATTGTAAAATTATATGGCTGGGCCGGAAATCTTACGACTTCTAACTCATTCCTACAAGGCTTGTTGACAACTTAATAGTTAGGGGGAAGCCCCTTTCTATTAACTGTCTAATTTATTTATTTAAGGAAAATATCATGGCATATACCATTACCCCCCTCGCAGGGATTGATTTAGTTGATACACAAACTGTTGCTGAACAAGCATTAAACGGTGGCACTACTCCAACATTTGGCCCACTCGGTGCAGAAGTTTTTGCTTCCGATGGTCGCCGTTATGTTTGGGCTAAAGCTGGTGCAGCTATTACAGCTTCTACAGCAACTTGTTCTATTAACGCTTCAACTTTTGTAGCTACCGCTTCTGCTGGTACTTACTTAGCACCAACAACAGCAATGGCTTCTGGTGATTATGGTTGGTTCTCAGCAGCTTCTGTTTAATAGGTTAACCCTCTTAAATTGAATATGTAGTAAAACTGGGACTCTCTCACAAGGGGAGTCCCTTTTCTTTTAACCGCAGTACCTAAACCACTTTAGGAGATTTAAATGGCTATTGATAGCGATACACAAGGTGCAGATGCACGATTAGCAGTCCAATTCTATAAAAAAAGTCTTAAACAAGACATGGCTTCAGATGAAGCTGGTAGACCGATTTTTAAAGAATTCGATTTTGTACGCATTATGATTCCTGGCGATAATTTGACAGAAATTGACACATATGCCCAAGAGTCCCATAAACAGCGTTTTCCCCGTCAATGGGCGCATTATCAAAACCAAGTAGCAAACCATGAGGATATTATTGGCACACCTTTAGACCAATGGCCTCAGATTACCCGTAGTCAAGCCGATGAGTTGCGTGGACTTAAATTCCATACAGTAGAGTCTATTGCAGACTGTTCTGACCAGCAATTACAGCGTATTGGCATGGTAGCTGGTATGTCACCCCATAATTTCCGTTTAAAAGCCAAGGCTTTCCTTAATTTAGCTAATGATTCTGCTGAAGTAGCACAAAGAGAATCAGAATTGCAAGCACTTAGGGAAGAAAATGCTAAAATAACAGCAGAAACAGAGGCGAAGCTATCCAAAATGCAGGAACAAATGGAAGCGCTACTTGCTGCTGTTGCGGAAAAGAAACCGAAAACACGCAAACCAAAAGTAGCCGAGGCTTAATATGTCCCAAACGATGTTGCAACTTGTACAACAAGTCACCGCAGAATTAAACCTTGCTGTGCCGACTTATGTTGCTGGTAACCCATCTCAAGATGTCCAGCAAATACTGGCATTAATGAATGGTTCTGGCTATGACTTGCTAAAAGAATACGATTGGCAAGCATTACAAGTGCAATATCGTTTTTATACTCAATCTTTAACCGCCAATGCCACAACTGTTAATGGTTCTACTACATTAACTTTTGAGGCTGGCACAGATTTAAGTAATGTTGATAGCCAATGGCAGTTATCAGGCTATAACATTCCTCAAGATACTTATGTTGTAAGTGCTAATAACACTACTAAAGTTGTAATAATGAGTCAGTACGCTACTGGTACTGGTACTCAGTCAGTTGTATGCGCCCAAACCGCTTATGACCTTCCTGCTGACTTTGAAACAATAACAAACCGTACCCATTGGGATAAATCTAAGCATTGGGAAATGCTAGGCCCAGAAGATGCACAACAATGGCAATGGTTGAAGTCTGGTTATATTTCTACAGGGCCAAGAGTACGCTGGAGAATACTAGATAACCAATTCCAAATATGGCCTATTATGAATACCCAAGAGTATTTAGGTTGGGAATATCGGTCAAAAGGTTGGGCAAGAAGTTCTACAAATGAAATTAAAAACAGCTTTACAGCCGATTCAGACACAACTGTTTACGATGACCGTATTGTTGTTTTAGGCACAAAATTAAAGTATTTTCAAGTTAAAAACTTTGACACAACCGCTTTGTCACAAGATTATCAGCGTTATCTATCTGTAGCTAAAGCTAATGACAAAGGTGCGCCAAATCTATCATTTGCCCCTTACCCATCTAAGGTTCTTATTGGCTACGCTAATATCCCTGATACTGGATATGGTTCATAATGACTGTACCTCAAAGACGCACCGCCAATACAGCTAGTGTTGCCTCCCCTATTGGTGGGTGGAACGCTAGGGATTCAATTGCCAATATGCCGCCATTAGATGCGGTGACATTAAACAACTTTTGGCCTACTCCTACTGATGTCCAATTAAGACTAGGTTATAGTCGATTTTGCACTGGCATTACAGGTCAAGTAAATAGCTTGATGAACTACGCTGGAGTGACTAGCCAAAAGCTATTTGCTGCTGCTGGCACAAGCATTTACGATGCTTCAGGTTCTACTGGAGTAGTGGTCAAAACCATTACTAATGACAAGTTACAACATATCAATGTAGGCACAACTGGCGGTCACTTTATGGTGGCAGTTAACGGTGATGACGCTGCATTGCTATACGATGGCACTAATTGGATTAGTTATGCCTCTACAGCTACTGCCCAAACAATTAGTACTATTACTCGAGGTGGTACAGGTAACTTAACGGCTACCGTTACTACTGCATCGCCTCATGGTCTAATAACTGGCAACCAAATTGTTGTGGCTGGTGCTGTCCCAGCCCAATATAACGGCACTTATCTTATTACTAGAACAGGTGCTAATACATTCACTTATACAATGGCTTCTGCCCCTGCTACAGACGGTGTAACTTTAGGCGCATATACCATTAATTATGCTATTACAGGCGTAAATTCAAACACTTTTGTTCATGTAAACCTATTTAAAAACTTCCTATTTTTTGTTCAAGAAAACAGTATGGAAGTATGGTATTTGCCTGTAGGTCAAGTAGCTGGCGCAGCAACAAAACTAGATTTTGGTGGTATTGCCCGTATGGGTGGCTTTATTCAGGCAATGGGCACATGGACTATTGATGCTGGACAAGGCGCTGATGACTATGCAGTATGGGTCACCAACAATGGCGAGGCTATTGTATATAACGGTACAAACCCTGATTCTGCTGACACATGGGCATTAAAAGGCGTATGGCAATTAGGTCAAACCTTTAACCGTAGATGCTTTTTAAAGTGGGGTGGCGACCTTTTATTGCTAACCCAAGATGGTTTAGTGCCACTAGCTTCTGCATTGCAATCTAGCCGCCTAGACCCTAGGGTTAACCTTACTGACAAGATTTATTACGAAATTAGCCAAGAAGCATCATTGTATGCAGCTAATTTTGGCTGGCAAATTAACTATTTTGCTAGTGAAAATATGTTGATTATTAATGTACCTTCTGGAAATGGGGTTCGGCAATTTTGTATGCACACCATTTCTAAGGCTTGGTGTAGCTTTTCAAATATTAGCGCCAAATGCTGGGAATTAAGCTATGACACTATGTACTTTGGTGGCAATGGCTTTGTAGGTCGTTTTTGGGATTCTTACAGCGATGCTGGAAACAACATTATTGCTGAAGTACAACAGGCTTATAGCTATTTTGATGCCCCAGGTCAACAAAAACGCTTTACGATGATTCGCCCAATATTCCAAACTGACAATGGTTTGCCAGGCATTTTAGTAGGTATTAATACTGACTTTGATGCCCAAAATAGCCTTGGGGCAGTTAGCTTTAATGCGGTTAGTTCTACCCTTGGAGTGTGGGATTCTGCCACATGGGATGAAGATGTATGGGGTGGCGCTTTAGCCCTTACTAGACTATGGCAAGGCGTTACCGGAATAGGCTATTCTGGCGGCATTATTATGAAAGTAGCATCGCAAGGCATTGATGTACATTGGGTTTCTAGTGATTATGTTATGGAACGAGGTGGAATCCTTTGAGGAAAGTGGTTACTGACAATCAAGAACACCTTAGAGGATGGATTACAGGGGTATTGGGGACACAATTTAGTCCTTATGCCACTTTTATAGGGCAAGAAATAGATGGGCAAGTAAAAGCGGTAGTGGCATTTGACAATATCTTAGATAAGTCTTGCATGATGCACACAGCCGCCATAGTACCGAATTGGATTAGTAAAGATTTGTTGTGGGCGTGTTTCGATTACCCCTTTAACATATTGAAAGTAAAGGTTATACTAGCGTCAGTTGCTTCCACGAATACGGAAGCGCTGAGATTAGACCGACACCTTGGTTTCGTAGATAAAGCGTATATTGAAGATGCCCATATTGATGGGGATTTAATTATATTAGCAATGAGGCGTGAAAATTGTCGATGGCTTGACATTAAAACACCTCTAAAAGGAGATTGAAATGGGTGGAGGCGGTGGTCTTGTAGGTAGTATAATGAAACCAATTTTTGGTGAACCACAAAAAGTGGATATACCAAATTATTCTGGTGCAGCGCAACAAACTTCTGCGTCTGATTTGGCAGCTAATCGTCTAAATCAGACTAATGCCTATGGGTCTTTAAATTACAACCAAACTGGTACAGACCAGTATGGAAACCCTACCTATACTCAATCGCAGACATTAAATCCACAACTTCAATCTGCCATTAGTAGCAATATGGGTCAATTAGGGCAAGGATTTAATGCACCTCAGTTTCAAGGTCAAGATATGGCCTCGCAAAACTATTATGGTTCTAGATTAAATCAGCAACAATATGACCCTAGCACTATGGTTAACACTCAGTTTGACCGCAGCCAATTAGGTGCTTCTAGTTTGCCTTCTTATGGTATTGACCCAGGACAAACATACAGCGATGCCATTATGCAGCGCTTACAACCTAGTTTACAGCGCCAAACACAAGCACTAGACGCACAGTTAGCAAACCAAGGCATTATGCCTGGCAGCAAGGCTTATGAAACAGCTAAAACATTAGCGGCACAAGGTCAAAATGACGCATTAACTAGCGCTATTGTTGGTGGCATGGGCGTAGGATTACAGGCTAATCAACAACAATTTGGTCAAAACTTTAATGTTGCTGGTGCTGATTTGGCTGCCCGTCAAGCTATGAACCAACAAAGTATGGCTGGTAATAGTCTTGCTTATCAACAGCAATTAGCTAACCAAGGTCTTGGTATGCAAGCGCAAAATCAAGGATTTAATCAGGCTTTGTCACAAGCTATGTTGCCGTATCAGCAAGCTACTGCCCTTAAAGGTTTGGCATCACCTTCATTTGCTAGTTATGCAACTACAACCCCTGTGGATTACACAGGCGCTATGAAGAATACTTATGCAGGAAACTTGGCTAATGCCAATGCCCAAAATGCTTACAACCAATCTATGATGGAAGGCCTCTTTAGTTTAGGCGGTTCTTTCATGGGTAAAAAGTAAACAAGGAATAATTATGGCAATGTTTGACCCACAAAACCCTGAAATGATGGAATTAAGCCGTCAGCGTAAAATGGCTGATTTGCTTATGTCTAGAGGCATGGAAACTCCACAAGGGCAAACTGTTGCTGGTGGTGTTTATGTGCCTCCTAATCCTTTAAAATATCTTGCTAACCTATATAGCACTTATGCTGGCGCTGAAAAAAATAAAGAACTAGATGCTAGAGAAATAGCTTTAGCACAAAAATTGCGTGAATTAGGTGCTACAGAAACTAAAGATATATTAAGTACATTAAGAGGTACTCCTGAAGTTGCAACAGAATTAGCTGGGCCTGCTTATCAAGGTGTTGCCCCTACTGCCGTTATGCCAGCCAAAGCTGGAGATGCAAATGCTGCACTAGCACAAGCATTGATGGGTCAAAGCCCACAGGCACAAAGATTAATTCCAAGCCTCATTGAACAAGCTAACCCTAAACCAATTCCAGAACAAATTAAATACGATTTGGCTAAACAAGGTGGTTATAAAGGCACATTTAATGACTTTATGAATCAAATGTCTGAAGCTGATAAAGCTAGAATTGCAATAGATAAACAGCGTTTAGGTTTAGAAGGTGGAAGGCTTAATCTTGAACAACAAAAATTAGCACAAGAATTAACTTATGGAAAGCCTTTAACTGAATCACAAGCTAAAGCTACAGCGTTCCAAAGTCAAATGATTGGTGCAGAAAATAATTTAAAACTATTAGAATCAAAAGGTTTTGACCCATCTTCATACAAAACTCAAGCAACATTAAAAATGGCTGGTGGGCCATTAAATATATTATCTGCACCAGAGGCACAACAATATAAACAAGCACAAGAACAATGGGCTGAAGCATATTTACGCTTTAAAACTGGCGCTGCTGCTACTGAAGGTGAAGTGCAAAGAAATATTAAAACTTTCTTCCCTCAGTTTGGTGATAAACCAACACAAGTTGCACAAAAAGCAGATGCAAGAAGGCAAGCGGAACAAGATATTGGATTTGCTGCTGGCATGGGTGCTGGGCGTGGCGCACAACCTATTAATCCGCAACCAAGCACACCAAAAGCATCGCAAGAACCTAAAAAAGTAGTTAATTTTAACGATTTGCCATAAGGACAAACATGGATGTTTTAATGCCAGATGGCACTCTCATTCAAGGTGTTCCTGAAGGAACTACTAAAGCACAGTTACAGGCTAAATTATCAGCCTCTCAAACGACTACACCTGCTTCTAGCGGTGAGTTTGGGGAAACTGGGGGTGGTGCTGCATTAGGTCGACCTATTAATCGTGGACAATTAAATGTCCAACAAGCCCCACGCCCATTAGAATCTGCAATGGCGGCATTTACTAAATCTTTAATTGATGTGCCTGTTGGTGCTGCACAGTTAGCTACAGGCGGTAATGTTGGCACACAAACAGCACAAAATTTTGCACAAGAAGCAGCCCCATATCAAGAAGCAAACCCAATGTCTTATTTTGGAGGTCAAGTTGCTGGTGCTGTAGCGCCTGCTGCTGGTATTACAAAAAGTATTGGCATGATTCCTAGCATGGCAAAAGCAACTCCTTTAGTACAAAATGTTGCTGGTGCAGTTACTCAAGGCGCTTTAATGCCTGAACAATCAGGAACAACAGGTCTAGATTTTTACACTCAAAAAGCTAAAGAAGTTCCTTTAAATGCTTTGTTAGGGACTATTCCTAGTGCGGTAAGCGCTGGCGGCAAAGCAATAGCTAGTGGTTTGCGTAGAGGTTTAGGTATGACTACTGGCGCTGGAGAAGAGGCTATTGGGCAAGCATTTCAAGCTGGCAAAACAGGCAATCAAACATTTTTGCAAAACCTTAAAGGTGAAGTGCCAACTGCTGAAGTATTAGACCAAGCTAAAGAAGCATTGGCTAATATTCGTGCAACACGCATGGCTGGTTACAAAGAAGGCATTAAAACTACTATGCCAAATCAAGAAATTGTGGCAGGTAAAGCATTGCCTATACCAATGAAACGATTAGATTTTGAACCAATTACAAGTAAATTAGACGAAACCATACAATCTTTAAAAGTTGAAACTCCGACTACAAGCAAATTTAAAATTGGTAAAGAAGAATTATCTAAAGTTAAAGAATTGGAATCTATTGTTGGTGAATGGAAAAAAGACCCAACATTACATACTGCTGAAGGTTTAGATGCTTTAAAACAGCGCTTAGATGCTTTATACCCTGAAAGCCCAATGCAACGCCAAGCACAAAGGGCAATTACTTCTGTGCGTAATGCAGTTAAAGATACTATTGTTTCTCAAGATAAAAATTACGCTAAAACAATGAAGGCGTATGAAGAATCTTTGACAATGGAAAGAGAAATTGAAAGGGCTTTATCTTTAGGTGATAGGGCTTCTGCTGATACTGCAATTCGCAAATTACAATCTTTAACTAGAAATAATGCCAACACTAGCTTTGCTTATAGAAAAGAATTGGCAAACGCATTAAAGACTCAAGGTGGCGAAGATTTAATGCCAGCATTATCTGGTCAAGCATTATCTTCTTGGACTCCAAGAGGTTTAGCTGGACAAGGAACAGCGTTAGGAATTGGTGCTACTGGCGCTTTAACAGTAAACCCAGGCGCTGCCGCATTATTGCCGTTAACAAGTCCAAGAACAGTAGGTCTTGGCGCATACGGAATGGGAAAAATTGCTGGTAAAGTTCCTAGTTCCAATATTACAAATGAACAAAAAAGATTAATCGAATTATTATTAATTCGAGGCGCACAGGGAGTTACAAATGAGTAGAAACGGTAGCGGTACATATTCCTTACCTGCTGGTAATCCAGTAGTAACAGGCACAACTATTAGTTCAACATGGGCTAACACTACCCTTGCTGATATTTCTAATGCTTTGACTGGTTCATTAGCTTCTGATGGTCAAACAACCGCTTCTGGCAATCTTAATATGGGTACAAACCGTATTATTAATACTGCTGACCCTACCAATGCACAAGATGTGGCTACTAAAAACTATGTAGACACTTATGTAGGTGCTTTAGGCACTATGTCTACCCAAAACGCTAATGCTGTAGCTATTACTGGTGGTTCTATTAGCAGTATTTTAGAGGGCGCTACAATTTCTGCGTCTGCGCCAACAGCAACAACAAATTACGATTTTAAAACCCAAGCTGTTCAATATTACACATCTAATGCCACAACTAACTTTACTGTCAATGTTCGTGGAAATTCTACAACTAGCTTAAATACAGTAATGGCTACTGGTCAAACAGCCACTATGGTGTTAATGGTAACTAACGGTGCTACACCTTATTACCCTAATGTCATTCAAATTGACGGCACAACCGTTACACCAAAATATCAAGGTGGATTTGCCATTACTGCTGGTAATGCTAACTCTGTAGATATTTATACAATTACTATTGTAAAAACTGCTTCTGCTACATTTACTTCATTTGTATCTCAAACTAAGTTTGCTTAATCATGCCGTTAATTACTACAGTTGGTAATGAATCAGCTAGGGCTTATGGCTTTGGTACTGCTGCGCCATTAGTTGCTAGTTATTTAATAGTTGCCGGTGGTGCTGGTGGCGGTAATGGTAGTGGAGGAGGCGGTGGAGGCGCAGGGGGTCTACTAGCTAGTTCTGTAAATTTTTCTACAGGCGCTACCTATACAGTTACTGTTGGTGCTGGCGGTGCAATAAACTCAAATGGTGCAAATTCTTTAATTAGTAGTATTGGAACAGCTATTGGGGGCGGTGCTGGTGCAACTGCTGTAAATAATGGCGGTTCAGGTGGTTCAGGCGGTGGTGCAGCAACTAATGGCGGTGGTAGTGCAATAAGAACTGGTGGTGGTCGCACCGTTGGGCAAGGAAATGTGGGTGGAGATTCTGGTAACGGAAGCGACAATTTAGTTGCAGGTGGCGGTGGTGGCGGTTCTAGCGCTAGTGGTGGTTATGGTTTTGGTGGAAATCCAGCTACAGGCGGTGCAGGCGGTATTGGTACTCAAACATCTATTAGCGGTACAGCTACTTACTACGCAGGTGGTGGTGGCGGTTCAGGTTCAAGTGGTGCAACTAATAGTTCTGGTGGCGCTGGCGGTTTAGGTGGTGGCGCTGGAGGCGGTTCAGGAAACACAGGTGGTGGCGGTGCTGGTACTGTAAATACAGGTGGTGGTGGCGGTGGATACGCTGGAACTGGTGGTTCTGGAATAGTCATTATTAGCTACACAGGAAGTCAAAAAGCTACTGGCGGCACAATAACAAGCTATACATCTAGCGGACAAACTTACTATGTTCATTCATTTACCTCTAGCGGTACTTTTAAAATAGGTGGATAACATGGCTGAATTTGAAAATTTTGATATGTTTAAATTTGGTGGATTAGTTAATCAAGTAGAAAACTTACAACTTAAAGTAGATAAGTTAGAAGCAGGCATGGAAGAATTACTTGCTTTAGCTAATAAAGGTCGTGGTGGATTTTGGATGGGTATGGCTGTAGTTTCAGCATTTTCTACATTTATTGGCTTTTTAAGCCATTATTTGACGGGCAAATGATGTGGCCTACGGACTACCTGAAGGCACTAAAGCCCTTGCAGACAGCCTTAACGCAAGCAGAGGGGCAGCTAAAGAGTTGTCTAACTCTATTGAAGGTATACAGCGAGATGGCGTGGATGTCGCCAAACAAAAAGCCCAAGAAAGACGATTAGAAGCCCGTCAAGCTGAAGTTAAGAAACAGTTAGCCATACATAAAGCACTTGCAGAATATCGCTACAGAAAGTTAATAACAGAAGAAGAATACAAATTAAAGGTTGAATTTGTAAAGCAATATGGAAGTAAAGATTGGGAACAAGTTTTGAAAATTAAAAACGAACTTGAAAAGATAGAAGAATTAGAAAAGCGTCATTATGACGAGGATTTAAGCAAGGTTAGATGGGTGCAATTTTGGTGTTTTTTAGCGGCAGCTTGGATAGCGTGGTACTTAACTTGGGGTATTAAATAATGTTTCCATTAGGCGCAATACTTGACATTGGCAGCAAGTTAATTGATAAATTCTTTCCTGACCCAGAACAAAAAGCTAAAGCACAATTAGAATTGTTGCAAATGCAGCAAAATGGCGAATTAGCGCAAATTAACGCTGATATTGCAGAACAGCAAGAACTTACTAAAAGACAGCAAGCGGATATGGCTAGTGATAGCTGGTTATCTAAAAACATTCGCCCTTTAACTTTGATATTCATTTTAGTTTTTTATGTTGTATTTGCCATGATGAGTGCTGGCGGTATTGACACAAATCAAAAATATGTAGAATTGTTAGGTCAATGGGGTATGTTAATTATGTCATTCTATTTTGGTGGTCGTACCCTTGAAAAAATTATTGATATGAAGAATAAAGATGGCAAGTAATTTTCAAGAATGTTTAGATTTGGTATTAAAGTCAGAAGGTGGTTGGGTTAATCATCCTTCAGACCCAGGCGGTGAAACCAATTTAGGGGTTACCAAGCGTGTTTGGATAGAATATGTAGGTCATCCTGTAGAAAGCCTTAAAAAGCTAACCAAAGACGATGTAGCACCTTTATACGAATTAAAATACTGGAGGCCTTGCTACTGTGAAGTATTACCTAGAGGACTCGATTTTGTTGTCTTTTCAATGGGAGTTAACGCAGGCCCAGGAAGAAGCGTTAAACTTCTTCAGTCCGCTATTGGCTGCGTACCTGACGGAGTTATCGGCCCAAGGACAAGAGAACTTATTTCATCCAGCAATGGCGCAGATATTATCAAGAAATTCTCTACCGCTAGGCGTGAATACTATCAGTCATTAAAGACCTTTCCTATATTTGGAAAAGGTTGGTTGATTAGAGTAGACAGGGAAGAATCTGAAGCGCTAGAGATGTGCAAAAACGGTTAACGAACTCTAGCAACTTTAGCTTTTTTCATTGCTAATTCATATTCTTTTTTAGCCTGGTCATCTAGTTTACGCAGCGGCAATTCTTGATAGTATTTCCATTTAGATAAATATTCTGGCAATTCAGAAGGCGCAATCCAACCAGCTAGTTTCCAGCGTACAGTAATGTCTGTGCCTACAGGTGTATAAATGTATTCGTTATCCATTATTTATTCTCCATGTGAATCAAGACAACAATTACAATCATTACTGACCAAGCTATAAATCCGCTTAACGCTAAAAAACTTATAAATAGTGTCATTTCTCTTGTGCCTTTCTTAGTATTGCTAATTCAGCTTGCATTTCTGCTAACTTATCGCATGGTACTAATACTGTGTTGTGTGGTCTTTCGTATTGATGGGTATAAACTGGAATAGCATCAACTTTGTGCAAAATTGCGTGTTTTTTAGACCATTTTTCATCAATAAAAAACTCTGTGTCATTTTCTACTGTTACCATCCAAGCTACTGGTTTATTGTTCAATTTCTACCCTCCAGGTCTGCCAAATCAATTCTTAATTGGGCTTCTTTTTTTTCTTGGTCAATGTATTGGCGCAATACGCTAATAATGCCAGCTTCCACCAATACTCCAAGACCTTCAGCATCAAAATGAATCATTGCATCGGCTGAACCATCTTTATTTTCTTTAACTATTTCGATTTGAATTTGCATAACTTTGCCATCTCCTCTTTCATTTTGATTGATTTAAGGTAATTTTTTAAAGCCTTGTCATCTTCTTTAAAAATTTTGTTAAACAAATGGTGCGTAGGCTGTCTTACAGTATGTTCATGAAATGTGCCGTGCAGCACATAGTAACTAAATGCCCTGCACGCCCATTCATATTCTTTACAATCTTTTGCTTGGTCGCATTTGTCGCATGGCGATTTTTCTGCAAAAATGTTATGTAAATTTAAAGTCATTAATATTGTGACAACTTACTAAACATAACTCTACCTTGTTGATTTTTATAAGCAAAAGTAGTAAACGCTTCAGGCGATTCATTGTGCAATTCAAACAAAACCTCATCAATTCTTTTTGTTGTAGCGTCAACATGGTAATCTGTCATTTTGTCCCGCAAATCGCCATACACACCACTTGCCGCTGCTTTTAAACGATTTTTTTGTTCTGTTGTTAATTTGATATTCATACATTTTCCTCTACGAGTTTTTGAAATTTGTCCCAGTCTAAAGAAATAATCATCTCTAGTACGCTAATGTCTGTATCAGCAATACGCACATCTTCAATTTCTACATCGCCTGTGTAACCAATGTCATCTTCTGGCTCAATCATGTAAAAATCTACATCAAGTAATGTGTCGCCAACATATACTGAAGTCATTTGTAAGTCCATTTTGTTTCCCCTTGTTAAGCAGCGTTATTGCTGCGTTAGAAGTAATTTAACTCAGCTTTTAGGGTAAAAACTTGACCTAGGTCAAGAAAATGAAAAATAATTAGGCTGTATTTGGCAGTTGCTATCAATGGGTCTGAAAGCCGCAAAATTACCCAATTACTGCATCCTACATTGGCGGCTTAACGCCCAGAATAAGGTGAGGCGACAGAACACTCCGTGATGTGTATGGTCTGGCAAGGGGAAAGCCAGTCTGCCGCCTCGAGGTCTAGTTTAAACCAGTTTTTAATTTATAGACGCTTAATAAATGCAAAAACATTTCATAACCATTTCTAACATCTTGCTCACTATGTTCACAGATTGCTACTTCACCAGTAGTGCCATTAATGTATACATTGGCACAGCGTGCGGTAGGGGCCAGGACTTCTCTGTAGGCAGCAAGTTGCATAATGTGTTCATCAAACGGCTTAATGTCACCAGGCGTCTTTTCAGTGGTTTTGAAATCAATTACTACGCCAGAAAAATCATGCGTTGATTTGCAGTATAAATCGCATTTACCGCCATAACCTTCTTGATTGACTAAACTTTGTTCTGCAATCCATAGTTGAGAGCCAAAATGCGCTGTAATTGCGTCATCTACTATGCGTACATAGCTAGGCATATCAGGCAAAAACTCTTGACTGTAAAAAGACTCTAAAAAATCATGTATAAGGCTACCTCTATCTGCCGCTTCTCTAGATTTAGCTTTTGCTAAATATAAAACTCTATCAACATATTCTTTTTCAGACTCTTGTAGTCCTCTAGGATTGTCTGCTGCTGCAAGTAAAGCCTGGGTTTGTTTCCATGTATCAAGGCCTGGCTTTGATAATTGTCCGATAATTGTTGTAACGCTTGGCACAAGTGTGCCTGGTGCTGTTTTGGCATCTCTGAGTGTGGTGCTTCTTTCTTTGCCGTTTTTACCAATGGTTGTATAGCGTGCTTGCCCGGTTTGGGCGCAATACCAATGCTCTGACATAAATTTCCCCTTATTTGTAGCATTAATTACACATTTTTAAAATTGCTTCTCTTTCAGTTGGGTCTGTGACCTTTTCTGCTGCTACTTGTACAACTGTATTAATAACGCTAATTAAACCTTCAATAGTCATTGATATTAACTGCCTTGTTTCGTCAACATGAAAATCATCGTCATGTATAGACTCAATGTGTTGTTGAATAGCGTCATTAATAACAGTTTTCATTTTAACTCCTAAAATGGTACATCATCTTCAAGTGTGTTTTTAGGCAATTCATTGCTGCCCGCTTCAGTAAAACCTTTAGGTAATTTTTCTTTGCCTATTGAAACGCTGAAAAACTTGCCTTTTTGACCTTCTTTAACCCACGCTGAAAGCCAATGCTCTTTGCCGTTAACCATAATTGTGCCCGAATAATCAGGATGAGTTTCAGTTGTTTTACGGTCATTTTTGAATAATGAGCCACTACCTTCTTTTGGAACATAAGCCATTTCATACCCCCTTAAATTTCTATTGATTTAACTACTGGTTTAACTGCTGCTTTATTTGTTGGATTAGACGCTGCATTGCCGTCATCATCTGCTTGCACTACTCCAATAAATGCTGCTAGTGCATACCTACGCATATAGGTTAATGCGCTACCTGCGCCTTGTGGGTCAGGCTTTTGAACAGGCACAGACATCTCTTGTTCAATCCATTCTCCAGACGCATGGCAAAG